AGCGTGGTACGGGCGAAGTGTTAGCGGTAAGACGCAACTGGAACCCTGACGATCCTTTGACACTCAAGCGCCAACATTTTGTCCATTACGCTTACGTACCGGGATTTGGCTTCTATGGTCTTGGTTTAATTCACATTATTGGTGGATATGCTAAAGCAGGTACTTCTCTTATCCGTCAATTAGTTGACGCTGGTACGTTAGCCAACCTTCCGGGTGGCTTAAAAGCGCGAGGATTGCGGATTAAAGGCGATGATTCGCCCATTATGCCGGGAGAATTCCGAGATGTGGACGTTCCGGGCGGTGTAATCAAGGATAATATTACTTTTCTCCCGTATAAGGAGCCATCTGCTGTACTTCACCAGATGTTGCAGGAGATTGTGGAGGATGGAAGGCGATTTGCTTCTGCTGGTGACGTAAAAGCAGCGGATATCAACGGTGAAGCTCCAGTAGGTACAACGCTTGCGCTACTTGAGCGCGAGATGAAGGTGATTAGCGCGGTTCAGGCTCGTGTTCATGCTTCAATGAAGCAAGAGCTGAAGATTCTTTCAACCATTGTAGCTGAAGAAGGACCAAGAGCTTACCCTTATGAGACTGAAGAACAAGCCATTACTGCTGAGGACTTTGATGACAGAGTAGATATTATTCCTGTCAGCGATCCTAACGCAGGTACGATGGCGCAAAGGATTATGCAGTATCAAGCAGCCTTACAGTTAGCAGCTCAAGCTCCAGAAATGTACGACTTACCGTTGCTACATAGGCAAATGCTAGAGGTTTTGGGAATTCAGGATGCTGACAAGATTGTTCCAAACGAAGATGATATTCCGCCTACAGACCCTGTTTCAGAAAATATGATGATTATGATGGGGCAGCCCGTAAAAGTTTATCCTTATCAAGATCATGATGCTCATATTAAAGTTCATCTGGCTGCTCTTAATGATCCTAAAATTGCTGAGATGTTAAATCTTTCTCCTGATGGAGCCGTAAAAGCTGCTGCGTTAAATGCTCATATTGCAGTTCATGTGGCTTACAAATATCGAAATGATATTGAGAAAGAGCTTGGTGTACCTCTTCCTCCTGTGGATTCAACTCTTCCAGAAGATGTAGAGTATAGGCTGTCACAACTTGTTGTTCCTGCGGCAGAACAGCTTACTGGAAAAGCAATGCAAATGGCTGAAGCTGAAAAGATGGCAGCTCAAGCTCAAGACCCAGTGCTACAGTTACAACAACAAGAACTTGCTCTGGAAGACAAGAAGATTACTGCGAAGACGCAGGTTGATCTGGCTAAGATTGATGCTGATCTTACTGAGGCTGCTGAGAAGATTGCTTCTACCGAAAAGATTGAAGGAGCCAAACTGGGTGTTAAGATTTCAGAAACCAACACCAAGGAAGAGCTGGAGTCTAAAAAGATTGCTTCACAAGACAAGCTAGAGGGCGCTAAACTTGGTGTTGAAATAGCAAAAGAAATTATGATTGACGAAAGAACCAAAGAAATAACGGATCGTGACGATGAGTGATGGCGATCTTTTAGTTCATTTGCAAAAGAAGCTAAGAACGCACATGAACGAAACGGCTGATCATCTTAGTGCTGACGGTTGTAAAACGATTGAAGAATACAAGAAGTGTTGCGGGATCATAGAGGGACTCGCGCTCGCTGAAAGAGAATTGCTTGATATGGTGGAAGCCATAGAAGAAAACTAATCTCCGCATAGTGCGGTGCATGGTGACTCTGGACACTTAATTCCAGTGCAAGGAAAACTAATGACTGAAGCATTAGCAACTGTAAGTTCTGTAGGCGTTGAGTCTACTGATAAGGAAGCACGAAACGCTCACCAGCTTCCTGATCCTAAAGGGTATAAAATTCTTATTTCTTTACCTGAACCTGAGGAAGCAACCGAGGGCGGAATCCTTAAAGCGCAGCAAACCATTGAGCGCGAAGAGGTGGGTTCCATTGTTGGCTTTGTAATGAAGTTAGGCGCTGACGCTTATCAAGACAAAAAGCGTTTTCCTAACGGCCCTTACTGCAAGGAGGGTGACTTCATTATCATGAGGTCTTACTCTGGCACTCGATTCTTGGTTCATGGGAAAGAATTTAGATTAATTAACGATGACAGCGTTGAAGCTGTTGTTGAAGACCCTAGAGGAGTAATGAAGGCATGAGCGAAGAAATCACTGGAACCGAAACTACCTCTGAGGATCAATTCTTTGGAGTGAAGTCACAAGTGAAAGAAGAGGTTATAGATGATTCGGTAGAGATTATCGATGATACTCCTGAGGAGGAGAGAAAGCCTGCTCGTCAAGAAGCCGCAGAAACGGCGGATTACGATGATGATGTCACTGAGGAAGAGCTTCAAAGTTACAGTCAAAAGGTGCAAAAGCGCATCAACAAACTACGAGCCGTAAATCACGCTGATCGCCGTAAACGGGGAGAAGCGGAACGGACGTTGCAAGAGCATGAACGCATTACCAAAAAGCTTCATGAAGAAAATCAGAAAATGAAAAAGCTGTTACGCCAAGGTGAGACAGCGATTTTAGATTCTGTTGGAAAGAAAACAGACCTAGAAATAAAACAGGCTGAAGAAGAGTTTAAATCTGCACATGAGTCAGGTGATACACAAAAAATTGCTGAAGCTCAAAAAGCGTTAACTGATGCCCAGATTCGTCAGAGAGATATAGCCGGGAGAACGCAACGTCTAAAGAATGCGCCTCCTGTAGAAGAGACAGCACCACCTATTCCAGAGCAACCAAGACTAAGTGATGCTCAAGTTAGGTGGCAAAACGAGAACCCTTGGTTCCAACCAACCGCAAGAGAAGGAGAACAAGTGCCTGCTCTTCATAAAGAAATGACAGCAGTGGGTTATGCGATTCATGATACTTTGGTTAATGAATTAGGTATTAACCCATCAACTCAAGAAGAACGGTACTTCTCTGAAGTTAACAAAAGAATACGAGCTAGATTCCCTGATTACTTTGGGGAAGAAGAGGTAGTAGAGGAAACTCCCGTAAGTCGGACTACCCCTGTTGCTCGTAGTAATACAAACGTGGTCGCTCCATCAAAAAGAAACAATGGAGCAAAGACACGCAAACTTCGACTTACCACATCTCAAGCTGCTATCGCTAAAAAGCTTGGGATATCCAATGAACAGTATGCTGCTGAACTATTAAAATAGGAGAAAGCAATGTCGGAAGAAATTAGCGCAAAAGAGGTGGATACCACCAAACGCTCTGAAGAGGAGCGCAGCAAGGAAACTAGGCCGAGCGATTCGTGGCGGCCTGCATCTGCATTGCCTGATCCCGACCCTATTCCGGGTTGGTCGTTTCGCTGGATTCGTACCAGCTCTCTAGGGCAATCAGATAACACTAATGTCTCGCAAAAAATGCGTGAAGGATGGATACCTGTGAAAGCAGAAGATCATCCTGAGTTGAAAGTAATGTCTGACGTTGATTCCCGATTTAAGGGAAATGTTGAGGTAGGCGGTCTGTTGCTTTGTAAAATTCCTGAAGAGGAAATTAAGAAGCGTAATCAGTATATGCATAACTTAGCTCAAAATCAGATGGATGCTGTAGACAATAGCTTTATGCGGGAAGAGAATCCTGTGATGCCTCTTATTAAAGACAGGTCTAGCAGGACAACCTATGGACGAGGATAGCCTTAATTTATAGGGGCTGTCTTCATTAATGATAATAGGAGACTACTATGTCTGCGACTGCAACCCCTATGGGAGCAGAACCTGTTGGCGGTTTATCTGCCTGTGGTTCGTTCTCTGGTAAGGTTCGCCATATAAAAATTGCTAGTGGTTATGCCGCTAATATTTTTTATGGTGACTTTGTAAAGCTGGTCAATACCGGGACTATTGAAAAAGATACTGGTACTGCAACAGCTACTCCCGTTGGTATTTTTATGGGCTGTTTTTACACTGACCCTAATACCAGCCAGCCTACATTTAATCAAATGTGGCCTACTGGAACTGTAGCGGCTGACGCTATGGCTTATGTGCTTGATGACCCTGACGCTGTATTTAGAATGCAGGGTGATGGTGCTTTGGCACAAACTACTTTGGGTAATAACATAGCTATTGTCCAAAACTCTGGTTCTACAACTATTGGACGCAGCAAGAATGCAGTTAACGCTGGTACTGCTGCAACCACCGACACTCTACCTTTGCGGATTTTAGAGTTTATGGATGGCCCTGATAGCACTGTAGGTGACGCATTTACAGATGTACTACTAACGTACAACTTTGGAATGCACCAATATAGAAACGCCACAGGCGTATAGGAGGCTTAGCGAATGGCTATATCAAGAGCGCAAATGCTCAAAGAGCTACTTCCGGGTCTTAATGCCCTGTTTGGCTTAGAGTATGCAAAGTACGAAGACGAAGATAGGATGATTTATGAAACAGAATCTTCTGATCGTTCGTTTGAAGAAGAAGTAAAGTTGAGTGGGTTTGGCGCTGCGCCTGTGAAGCCTGAAGGTTCTGCAATCAATTATGATTCAGCACAAGAAGCTTTCACTGCTCGTTACACTCATGAAACTGTAGCTCAGGGTTTCGCTATTACTGAAGAAGCAATGGAGGATAACCTCTATGCCTCTCTGTCTCAGCGATACACTAAAGCTTTGGCAAGAGCGATGGCTTACACCAAGCAAGTAAAAGCTGCTTTCCCACTAAACAATGGCTTCACTAACGCCTTTCAATCTGGCGATGGTGTTAACTTGTTTACTGCGGTAGGCGATGGCATAGCTGGCGGTGGTGGTCACCCTCTAGTTAATGGCGGATTCAACTCAAACCGTCCTGCGACTGCGGCGGATTTGAACGAAACTTCATTAGAGGACGCAGTAATTCAGATTGCTGCTTACACTGATGAGCGCGGACTTCTTATCGCTGCTAGACCACGGCGTTTGATTGTTCCGCCTAACCTGATGTTTGTTGCTACTCGAATCCTAGATTCCGAGTTGCGTGTCAGCACATCTGATAACGACATCAATGCCATTAAGAACAATGGCTCCATTCCTGAAGGCTATTCTGTCAATCACTATCTGACTGACAGCAATGCTTTCTACATCATCACTGATGTACCGAATGGCATGAAGCATTTCGAGCGTACTCCGCTTGAGACTTCAATGGACGGCGATTTCGATACTGGTAACGTGCGCTACAAAGCGCGAGAGCGTTACAGCTTCGGTGTCTCTGACCCACTAGGAATATACGGTTCTCCGGGTACTTCCTAAAGTAGAATAAGAAGCGGATAACAGGCATCTACTTGTTTATCCCTTGTTAGATGTCTGCCGCTTCTTTTTTTTACGTCATATTAACTGGCCTAAAACCTTAATCACGTTTTGGTGAAATTTATGAAGCTGAAGCGAAACGCTTGATGAGTAAGAAAATGCTCAAATGTTCTTCCTTCTACGGTTAATATGATTTTTATTCTAGGAAACATAAAGTTTTAGCGACCAGCCTAGTGGACATTTACGAAGACGCTAAGACAAATCCTTTCGTAAAGAGGTGACTCTAATGGCTTTATCAACATTCCAAGGCCCGATCAGATCAATGGGTGGTTCTTACAATCAAGGGCCAGAATCAGTAGTTGCGTTAACCGCTGATACTATAATCAATCCTACGGATCATGCGGGTAAACTAATTCTTATCAACAACTCCACTCTGACTATTACTCTTCCCACTATAAATGCGGCAGGTCTTGATCCAGTCGCTGGACCATTCCGAAAAGGTGGTGGTCCTAACACAGTGAGCAACGTGGGTATTGAGTATAAGTTCTTAATGCTAACCTCTTCTGGGACAAGCACTACAATCGGAAGTGCCACTGCCGCTGATATTATGATTGGATCAATGGTTCAAGGTAAAGCTGGCTTGGGTGCTGTCCATGTGTTTGAGCCAAATGGCTCCTCTAACTACCAGCTAGTTTTCGATGGAACAACGACTGGTGGTGTAGCAGGAAGTTATTTCTCTATAACTGCTGTGTTTGCAAATCGTTATTTGGTTCAAGGTGTTAACCTTGGTAGCGGAACTTTAGCAACCCCTTTTAGCGGTTAGATTATAGCGGGGCTTGCCCCGCTTTTATTGGAGGTTTATATGGCAGATGCACTTACCAGCCAAGTAATTGAGGATGGCCCACGAAATGCTGTCTTAAAGTTTACAAATGTGAGTGACGGGACGGGTCAAACAGATGCGGTTCTGGTAGATGTTTCTACTTTAAGTTCTGATCCTCTTACCGGACAAGTTTGTAACGGTGTTGTGTTGCAGAAAATAACTTATTCTAATGTAGGTATGGGCGTTGAATTATTCTGGGATGCCACTACCAATGTTCCTTTGCTTAATCTATTAGAGAACTGGTCTGACCAGTTAGACTTTACCCCAACGGGTATTCCTAATAGCGGAGGAGCAGGCAAGACAGGAGATATTTTAGTGACCACAAGCAATGCTGGTGCTAACGACACTTATCTTTTGATCTTAACTCTAACTAAAACGTATGCGAGCGTTTAAGGCATTTTATTATGGCTAAGAAACTAGAAGTAGTTCAAAACGGAAACTTTAGTAATGGCGATCCAGTTTTTCAGATTGGTAGCATCAATGCTGATGGTGATCGTGAGATAGCAGTTTTTGACCTGATGACTGAGTCGGAAGCAAAAGCAAAGCTCAAGAGTATGGGTGGTTCTTCTAAGTCTACTTCTAAGGCTGCTGAGCCAGTAGAAGAGGTTGAAGAGACAACCAAGGTTGATCTAAACAAAATGACCAAAGTCGAGCTTGAAGAATTTGCTCGTGAGTTTGGTGTTGAGTTAGATCGCAGGGAAAAAAAAGAAACTCTTGTAAAGCAAGCTTACAAGGCTCAGTTTGATGGCTAGAAATTATCGAGGCGAATACGATAATTATCACAAAAAGTCTGCTCAAAAGAAAAACAGAGCTGGTCGTAATGCGGCTAGGAATTCTTTAAAATCTAGTGGTCGAGTTAAAAAAGGTGATGGCAAGGATGTTCATCACAAAGATGGTAATCCTCGCAATAATAGGAGTTCTAATTTGGCTGTTGTTTCAAAGACTTCTAATAGAAAGCGTACCCTTAAAAAGGGAGGCTCAACTAAAAAGAAAGATATGGGGATAAAAACCTCTGTTAAGTCAGGCAACTTTCGAGCAACCAAGAAAGGCGCAGGGATGACCGAGAAGGGCGTAAAAGCTTACAGAAAAGCTAATCCCGGCAGTAAATTAAAGACCGCTGTTACTGAAAAGAAACCCTCAAAGGCTAACGCAAAAAGGCGAAAGTCCTATTGCGCTCGTTCTGAAGGACAAATGAAAAAGTTTCCTAAGGCAGCAAAAGACCCTAACAGTCGTTTGCGACAAGCTAGGAAGCGATGGAGATGTCGATGAAAGGCAAAGAGAAAGTTAGCTACGTTATGAATGAGTTTAAAGACGGCAAGCTTAAGTCTAGCTCTGGAAAGAAAGTCACTGATCGAAACCAAGCGATGGCTATTGCGCTTAGTGAAGCAGGTATCAGCAAGAAGATGTTTGCTGGAGGAAGGCTGGGTGACGGCA